CGCTTGTTGATAGCTGAGAGGCTCCCCGGCTTGTAGGCGGCTATGTTTTTGAAATTGAGTGACATGAGTTTGTGAGTTTGTATGGGATCCCGCAACTCAACGGGACTGTTCACTTGTTGACTTAGTACGCTATGCAGTCTCTTGGCATCTATATCAGCCCATCAAATTGGTTTTAGCGATTCAACAACAAGCCCCAGGGTAGAGGGTGGATTTAACGTGGTTACCTTTTTCCACGAAGATGATTAGTCCTCATCGGCAAAAACGCCGCGAGGGTGCCACTCATGCTCCCCCAGCATAGTGGCCGTGTCCAGATGTTGCGCCTTGTAGTAGGTTTCCAACTCGATCTGCTCACAAGGGGTGACGCCCCAAGCGAGATAAAAGCTAGCACGGCTCGCGGGGGTAGGTTCCCCCGAGAGCCGCTTGCCCTTAAGCCCTAGCTCACGCATAAACCAGGGGAGCGAGTCGTCAACCATGGACAGCTGCTTGAGCTTGCCCTTCCTACGGCTGTACCACGTGGGACTGCTGTTCCGCTTATAGCAGTTGTAAAAGGCATCAAACACCGGCAGTCCACCTGCCAGCGCTAAGCCCCCAGTCCCAACGGCGTTCAGCCAACTAGAGTAAGTTACGAATTGATCGACATGCTTAAGATATACACTATCCTTAGCAATGGCAGTCCTCGGGTTCCGGCACATAGTGTACTTAACTCCGTCGAAGACGGGGCGGCACTGGCAGAACTCGATATGCTCCAACTCGTAGGAGGGTTCCTCGATGGCCATGTTAAACCCCATCTCCAGAAACCAATCAAACAGACCTTCCGAGAATTTCTTCAGATCCGCCTGCTCCAGGAACACAACACAATCGTCCCCATTGTTTGCCAATTGAATATTGACACCCTTGTGCAACCCATACGCATGGATCATCATGCACATGAGAACACAGTTCCCCAGAGACGTGTTCATGTCCCCACTCATCCTAGTGCCCTCAATAGTGTAGGATATCTGCCCATCCGGCGTGTTGCCGTAACAGGTGTTCCTGAGTTGATGTTTAAGGATGTTGCCGAGTTTCCTCCGGTCAACAGCCCGCCGCAAGCACTTGAGGTACACTGAATGCTCAAATTCCAGGGCTTCCAGGGACACATGCTGGTCAAACCTAGATGCATCGAGTCCGATAGCTACGGGTTTGTTGAACATGTTCCATTTTTCCTGGATCACCTTAGCTGTGACATCGGTATCCATACCTTTCATCACAGTGCGATGGCCAAACAACTTGCCAAGCGCCCGGAATATGCGCTCCTCCATAGGTCTCAAGTACCTCCCCAAAGCGAGGTTGTACTTGGGATCTCTGGGGGATATCACCCTAGGCACTGGATCAGCCTTGGATGTATGGTCGGTTTTCTCATATTTCACAAACACCTTCACCTTACTGTCCGACTCGAGGTTCAGCCCATGACAACTGATATCCTCGAGTGCCTGCTGGTAAACTTTCCTCTTGCGGCTCGGCGTGCTATCAACAAACTGCTGATGTGACATCGGAGCGGTCGAGGGAAGATAAGCTTCCAACATACCCAACGTATTTGACAATCTCTGGGCGAACAATCCGGGTGAAGGTCGAGGGGGACTAACAAATTTAACGCTGGATTCCTTGTCGAGGTTTTTGACAAAGAACACGCGCTCTTTAACTGCCCTCTCGAGTGTGGTAATGTCATTATTGAACGGGATGATTTGGATGTTTGGGGAAACCCCGGACACACGCATACATGTCCTGTTCTTTGTGACTCCCAATAGCCTTTTCACACGCAACTGGGCACAATCGGGTGCGCGGCTAACGACGCAACCCTGCCCTGTGATGACTACTGGGCACCCCTATTTCGAAGGGGAAGCCCATTGGGCTATCTTCGAAAAGAGGTTTTCCCCTGCCACACGATCTGTGACAGCGTTCTTGCCATGGAAAATGAATTTATAATTATTCCAAGCCATGGTGGGTATGAACGACAGGAAGGTGGCTCTATCTATGACCAGGGCCTGGTCACAAACCCGCAAATCCTTGTACTCATCGGCAATGAGCTTAACGATCCAC